ATCTGAAACTGCTGAAAAGTTAATAGACATACAAAAGAAATTAAAGGATTTAGAAAAGGAGAATGATTCTGTAAGAACACAGCACAATCACTTATATGTGGGGTCAACTCATGAGTTGCAGAAGTTCTTAAAGAAAGAGTCTAAAAAAGATGTTCAGGATAGCTAAAGACTACCAAACTAAGATACCACCAGTAACAGAAGACCACCCATTGTGGGTAATGTCTCTTGGATTTATGACAAGAAAGTATACAAACTACTGGAACAAGACCGTAAATATTTCAAAACTTGAAAGAGAGTTTGATTTTAAAGATAAAATTGTATGTATTTTAGGAAGTGGGATTGGTTTATTAGGACACATTGCAGACATATATGGTGCAAAAAAGATTATAGGAGTGGAAAAGGAATTCTGGCCAGTAGTATATACTAGAGGTTTATATCCTAATTGGGATATAAGGTGGGGAGATTATAACCAAGGAGAGTTGCCCAAAGCTAATTTATATTTGTATGGTGATAAACTACAGATAAAGGGTAACGATTTTATGAGCGAATTCTATCAAAAGCACCAAAGAGCATTTAAAGAAATGGAACGAATAAATGGTTAAACCAACTAACGAAGGATACCTCGGAAACACACTCATTAAACGAGCTGGTGTTGAAGAGCAGTATACCAAAGAACAGTTGGAAGAATATATGAAGTGTTCTAAAGACCCTAAACATTTCATTGAATCATATACACAGATTATATCCCTAGACGAAGGTATGGTTCCTTTTGCACTTCGTGGATATCAAGAAGACTTAATAGACCATTATAATGATAATCGATTTAGTGTAGTATTGGCTGCAAGACAATCAGGCAAATCAATCACTTCTTGTGCATTCTTATTGTGGTATCTCTTATTTCACCCCGAAGTAACTGTTGCTGTTCTTGCAAACAAAGGTGCTATTGCGAGGGAAATGATTGCGAGAATCGTGACCATGTTAGAGTCTGTTCCATTTTTCTTACAGCCCGGCGTTAAGATTCTTAACAAGGGTTCAATAGAATTTTCAAATGATTCTAAAGTAGTTGCAGCTGCAACGAGTTCAAGTTCAATTCGTGGTATGTCAATCAATATGTTGTATCTAGATGAGTTCGCTTTCGTAGAAGATGCAGATACATTCTATACTGCAACATATCCCGTTATCACATCAGGTAAAGATTCAAAGGTGATTATAACCTCAACTGCAAATGGTGTGGGTAATATGTTTCATAAAATATATGAATCTGCAGTACATGAACAATCAGAATATAGACATTTTATTATAAACTGGTTTGATGTGCCAGACCGAGATGAAGAATGGAAAGCAATGACCATTGCAAATACCTCGGAGGCTCAGTTCGAACAAGAGTATGGTAATAGTTTCTTAGGAACAGGAAATACACTTATTAATGCAGATACCTTGTTAGGTATGAAAGCATGGGAACCTGAATGGCATAGAGACGGGGTCAACATATATAAAAGACCAAAGGAAGGTCATGAATACATCTGCACAGTAGATGTTGCAAAAGGAAGAGGTATGGATCACTCCACCTTTACCGTAATTGATGTATCTACGAAACCTTTTGAACAGGTTGCAACATACAGGGATAGTATGATAAGTCCCATGCTGTTTCCTGATATTATAAATAAGTATGTAAGGACATATAATGAGGCGTTAGTTATTATAGAAAACAACGCAGAAGGTGCAATGGTAGCAAATCAGTTGCACTATGATATAGAATATCCCAATGTTTTTACTCAAGGTTTATTAAAAGCAGAAGATATTGGGGTCACAGTAAACAGAAAAATTAAACGAGTCGGTTGTTCTACTCTTAAAGAATTATTAGAAGAAACCCGACTAACAGTTGTAGACCGTGCTACTATAACAGAACTTATGACCTTTGTCACAAAAGGAAATTCCTTTGAAGCTGACAGAGGATACCATGATGATATGGTTATGAATCTCGTATTATTCAGTTGGTTTATTACTACTGAATACTTTTATCACCTTACGGATACACAAGTCAAAGACTTATTGTATGCCGAACAACAGAAGTTGATAGAAGATGATGTCTTACCAGCTGGTGTTTTCGGAGAAGAAAGACCCGAAGAGACTACCTTCGTTGATGATGAAGGAGACCGTTGGTTTAACAAAGATATGGAAAACGAAATAAATTGGTAGTTCATTAGAGTTAAGAAAGTTATAAATAAAACAGTAAACAACTTTTTACATTAACAGGAGAAAAGTATGGCATTTCAAGTATCACCAGGCGTTCAGGTCAAAGAAGTAGACTTGACAAATGTTGTGCCTGCAGTATCTTCCACAACTGGAGGATTCGCGGGTTCATTTAGATGGGGCCCTGTTGATGAAGTAGTATCAGTTTCAGATAGCGTAGGTTTAGTAGATACCTTCTTTACACCAGCAGACACAGACGCTGGTGCAGAGGATTTCTATTCTGCAGAGGCTTTCTTACGATATGGTTCATCATTAAGAGTTGTTCGTGTTGCCAGTTCAACAGCTTACAATGCAAACATAGGTGGAGACACCGATGCAAGTATTAAAAACCTTTCAGGGTATCAATCGTCTCATGAAGACGGTGGTGCTGCTGGAACGGTTGGGGCATGGACTGCAAAATATCCCGGCGCAATCGGTAATTCATTAAAGGTTAGTGTTTGTGCATCAAGTGATGCATATTACAATGACAATGTGACTACTACTGACGAAGCAGAAGCTATAGGACAAACTGTTATCAGTGTAACTGCTGAAACAGGTTTCCAAATTAGAGATATAGTTAGGTTTGGGACTGACACTCAAGAATATAGAGTGACAGCAAAAGCAACAGGAACAATAACCGTAGAAGCCCTTAACCAACCAGCTGGAACTGGGTTAGTTACCGCAGTAGCTAACGCAACACAAGTTCACAGATATTGGGAGTTTTATAACAAATTTGATAAAGCACCCGGCACATCTGCATCTGCAACAGCAGTATCAGGTAGTGCAGACGAGATTCATGTAGTCGTAGTAGACGAAGACGGAGTAATTTCAGGAAAACAAAACGAGATTTTAGAATCTTACGGATTTGTTTCTTGTGCTTCTGATGCAAAAAATTCAGAAGGTGCTTCAAACTACTACAAAACTGTAATCAATAATCAATCCAAATGGATTTGGTGGACTGGTCACTCAACATCAACTCACGCTGCAAATAACAGTGTGACAACTCACGCTGCTTCAGGAAGCACTGCATTCGGCAGACCTTCAGCACCAATATCCTCATCATTGGCAAACGGAGCTGACGGAACATTACCTACACCAGCAGTAAAATATGCTGGATATGTAGATAATTTCGGAGATTCCGAAACAGTAGATGTTAGTTTCTTAGTAACAGGTTCAACTAGAACCTCTAACGGAGACATAGTAGCAGACCACAACACTATCGTCAATCAATTAATTCAGATTGCAGAAAACCGAAAAGACTGTATGGTAATTGCTTCACCTAGAAAAGCATCAGTCGTTAATGTCACTTCTGAATCAACTCAAAGTTCAAATGTTACAACTGATTTTTCAAGTGTAACTTCAAGTTCTTATGCAGTTCTAGATTCAGGCTGGGTATACCAGTATGACAGATACAATGACAGATATGTTTGGGTGCCTGGCAACGGACATACAGCAGGTATCATGGCCAGAGCAGACCTATTACGAGACCCTTGGTATTCACCAGCGGGATTCTCTAGAGGTCAGTATCTAGGAATAACTAAACTTGCATTTAACCCATCACAATCATCTAGAGATGATTTATACAGTGCAAGAATCAATCCTATATGCACATTTCCCGGCCAAGGAACAGTTCTCTTCGGAGATAAGACTGCATTAACAAGTCCTTCAGCATTTGACAGAATAAATGTTAGAAGGCTGTTCATCGTTTTAGAGAAGGCAATAGCAACAGCTGCTAAATCACAACTCTTTGAATTCAATGATGCATTCACAAGAGCACAGTTTAGAGCTGCTGTAGAACCTTTCTTAAGAGATGTTAAGAACAGAAGAGGCCTAGTAGATTTCACAGTATTATGTGACGAAACAAACAACACGGATAGTGTTATTGATAGAAACGAATTTGTATGTTCTATCTTTGTTAAACCTGCTAGAAGTATTAACTTTATCACTCTTAACTTCGTGGCTGCAAGGTCAGGGGTTGAGTTTGAAGAAATCTACGGAGCAGTTTAAGGAGTAAAGAATGGCAACAATAGATGAATTTAAAGCACAACTGATTGGTGGTGGCCCAAGACCTAACCGTTTCAGAGTCTTCATTCCTAGAGCAGGCAATAGGATTGAGTTCCTATGTAAGGCTGCAAATATACCAGCTGCGACCCTAGGTGAAATTGCATTAAACTTTAGAGGACATATTCTCAAATTAGCTGGAGACAGGACATTCGAAGATTGGTCAATTACCGTAATCAATGATTCTGAATTCAGTGCTAGAAGTGGTCTCGAAGCTTGGCAACAAGACATTCAAGAACTTGATTCAGGTGTAGGTATGGCAAGTAATGATTACCTACTCTCAAGAGCGTTTGTCGAACAATTAGGTAAAGACGACGCTGTTCTCGCGAGATATGAGTTCTTCAACATGTTCCCTAAAAACATTGCTGCTATCGAATTAAATTACGAAACAGTAGATGCATTAGAGGAGTTTACAGTTGATTTCACATATTCTCATTGGGAAAGAGTCAAGTAATTACAGTGACATAACCTCGGTTAGCGAGGCATAAATAATATTATGGAATTATTTGGGTTTGAAATAACTCGGAAGAAAGACGAGTTACGAGTCAAGGAAACACAAACGGCAAAATCGTTTGTGCCTCCTATTGACGATGATGGCACTCCAGTCATTCAACAACAAGCTGGATATATATCTGGCGGAGCATATGGTGCTTATGTTGATATGGAAGGTGGTATCAAGAATGAGGCTGAGCTCATTCGAAGATACAGAGAGACATCATTAGTTCCCGAATGTGACTCAGCAATAGAAGATATAGTTAATGAGTGTATTACTTCTGATACTTC